GATAATAAGTTTTCTGACAATTTCATTTCTCCCAAAAAAGTGCACAAATTATGCACATGTTTTTTTGTATATATTTTACCTGTAAAAAGTACAAAAAATGCTTGCTTTTTTGGCACATTCTGGTATAATAATTATAGAAACAAGGAAAACAAGAAATAAGTAAAAAGAAAAAGGAGAAAAAAGATAATGAAAAAATTAACTAGTTCAGAAAAAGATTTTGCTATTGATACCATCACGATGAAAGCTTCAGTTTGTAAAAAGTTCAATGATAGCATTGATTTATGGATAATCAAAGACGCATATATTGACGGAATATGGACTGGTTTTATTTCGGGGGGTTTTGAGTACGATACAGATTTTAATGATGAACTTAAAAAAGCATGGGATGACGCATTGCCTCACGAGTAAAAATAATGCACGGCCTGTCGTGTAGTTGGGCTGTATGGGTTCGAATCCCTAGACAGGATTACCGCAAAGGTAAAATAAAAAGAAAAGAGGATAAGAAAATGACACAAAAAATATTAAAAGATAGATGTGATTATTTTTCTGAAATTGCAGGTCAGAAAATTGAGGTTCGTTACTATAACGGTTATGCCCACGTTGTAAACGCTAAAAATGGAACAATATACGCCGTTGGTACAAAGCAATATTGCTATGATGCAATTTATAACATGATGCAAGGTTTCTGGCTTGCATCTGCAAAATACGCAAATTAGCGTATTATCACAATGTAAATAAAAAGAGGGCAAGAAAAATGAGAAAAATTACAGAAAGAACCCCTAGAAATGTAAGATATGGCTATCACGAGCCAATTGCGATATTGTCACTGTCAGCGTCTTGTGCTATTGTGGTATTTCAACCGGATGAGTTCGACGTAGGAACTTGTGATTTCGTAGTAGCTGATTTGTACGATGATTGCATAATTTCACAACCTAGACGTGTTAGAACTCATGTAGACGGAAACGGAAAACCATATTTCTATCGACATGGAAGATTAACTTTTCTTGACGAGTTCATACGAATATAATTAGTTAGTTGTAAATAACTAGCTTATTTGAAATACAGCAAGTTAGTTGTTGCTAATAATCTATTATAAGTGGTACTTATAATGTCATAAGAATAAAGAAATAGACAATAATTATAATATATGCTATTATAATATTGTACCAATCAAAAAGGTACTTGTCTTTTTTCCTTTCCTTGAAAATATAGTTTCTGTCGTGTAACTGGGCTGGATGGGTTCGAATCCCTTGACAGAAGTTGCCAAAAGCAAAAAAAAAAAAGAAAAGAGGAAAAAAACAAATGCCAAAAAAAGAGAGCATGGTGACCCGAACAATTAAAAGCACGCATTGCGTATTGATGTGCGTTGACACCTCAATTGGCGAGGTGAAAAACATTGATGTAACATTGCCACGCACGTACAAAGAAGTTTCTGACATGCTGACAAAAGCTAAAGAAATCTATGATACAGATACACTTAAATGCGTGGAAGTCGTAGACTTCAAAGAAAAAGAGTGTTTGATGGGAATGTCAGAAAGCTTATTCATTCAGTACGCACATGAAATCGTAAAACAGAAAAAAGAAGAGAACTAGAAAAGAGAGGTAAATAAAAAATGCAGATTTATGAAAATTCAAGAGAGTTTACTAAGGTAGAAATTTATCTTATGACTTCTTCGCCAGACGTGATTTCATTTAAAAACGTGGATGATGAGACTTCAATTCCTGTTGATGGCTATATCTTATTCAAGGATAAAAGCCAGAATGGCGAGGAAACAGACATTCTTTCACTTATCACGCCAGACAAAAAAGTATACGCTTGTCAGTCTCAGACGTTTAAGCGTTCATTCCTTGAAATCTTTGAGTTAATGGGTGGTGAATCATTCTCAATTATTAAGAAATCTGGTGTAACAAAAGCGGGACGCGATTTTATTAATTGCGTACTTGATGTAAACAGTTTGACGTAATCTAAACAGGCGGAGCGGAAAAAAACAACCGCTTCGCTTCTTTTATGAGGTATCGGAAAAATGACATACAAGGAACAATATAAAAAAGAAATAAAAAGAATAAAACGCTTCATAAAGCGAGCTGAGAAAAGAGGTTATTCTTTTAACTTCAAAGAGCCAGAGCAACCGAAGCGTATTAGAAAAGAATCGGTTGAAAGACTGAAAAAAATAACACCAGAAAAGTTGTACGCATCATCGGTGTACCGTGGATTATATTCAGATTTTCGTGAGTTGGGTGGTTTAGAAGCACGAAAAAGAGAACGCTCAGCATCAGCGAAAAAAGGTGCTGAGACAAGAAAAAGAAAAAAAGAGCAGGAAAAAAGAGAACAGGAAAAGACACCTATTTTTGACTTTATCAATGAAATTATTTCAATGATAAATGAATTGCCGAATGGCCGTTATATTTCATATCAAGTTTTTCTTGATTTTACACCGCATAAAAATTTTTTAATTTCTTTGATTAATGACCGTGCTGATATAGCGTCACAATATAATACGTTTGAAAAGTATTTGAATTATTTAAACGATAATAAGGATAGAATAAGAGTATTATTGGATAAAATAATGCACGACAGCAATGAATCTGAAATCATAGCATCATTTAATGAGTTAGCAGAAATATTAAAAGGTTCGGCGTTATCATTTGAAGAAGCTAAAATGATTGAAGAATTAAATCAGTATTATGAAAGTTTTGTTGATTACTAATGCATGAGCGAAGATATAGATATTTTGTCGGTGATTTCGAAACAACTGTTGATGAAGATATTCATTCACAAACTTCAACAGAAGTGTGGGCTTCTGCTATCGTTGAAATGAATACAGATAATGTAGTCATTTTGAAAAGTATAGACGCAACTTTTCAATATTTACAGTCGTTTCGTGAAAACATTTGTGTGTTTTACCATAATTTAAAATTTGACGGTTCTTTCTGGCTTGATTATTTTATGAATAAATGCAAATTTGAACAGGCATATGAAATTTTGAATGATGAAAAAACGTCGTATAAATGGTTAAAAGAAAAAGACATGAAAAATAATACCTTTAAATATTCTATTTCAAGAATGGGGCAATGGTACACATTTACTATAAAAGTAAACGGTATTATAATTCAAGTAAGAGATTCGTTGAAACTTCTTCCTTTTTCAGTGAAGCAAATCGGAAAATCGTTTGGAACGAAGCACAAAAAGCTTGAAATGGAATACAAGGGAAAAAGGTTTGCTGGTTGTGAAATAACTGATAAGGAAAAAATATATATCGCAAATGACGTTCTAGTTGTAAAAGAAGCACTCGAAATTCTTTTCGACGAGGAGCATGATAAATTAACTATCGGAAGTTGCTGTTTGTCAGAGTTCAAAAGAATTGTTTCAAAAACAGAATATAATATTCTTTTTCCAGACTTAACAAAACAAGAAATTGATAAAAGTGTATACGGTTATGATAATGCAGATGCTTATATTCGTAAAGCATATAGGGGTGGTTGGTGCTATCTTGTAAAGGGCAAAGAAAATCAGATTAAAAGAAACGGAACAACAGCAGATGTAAATTCGCTTTATCCGTCAATGATGCATAGCGAATCTGGTAATCGTTACCCGTACGGCTATGCATCTTTCTGGTGTGGTAATTATATTCCAAAAGAAGCACAAACAAGTGAAACTTTTTATTATGTAAGAGTAAAAACAAGGTTTTATTTAAAAGATGGGTATTTACCATTTATTCAGATAAAAGATTCTTTCTTATATAAAAGCACAGAATCTTTGACAGCATCAGATTATTATGATAAAGAAACACGGCAATATTATTCTGAATATATCGAAAAATATTCTGGTAAAAAATGCGATACACGAGTAACCTTAACCTTATCAATGATTGATTTTGAATTGATAAAAGAACATTATGACTTAGTTGATTTTGAAATCTTAGACGGTTGTTGGTTTTACGCACTGACAGGAATGTTTGATGAATACATTGACAAATACAGGAAAATAAAAGAGACAAGTAAAGGTGCAAAGAGAACAGAAGCAAAACTTTTTTTAAATAATCTATACGGAAAATTAGCAAGTAATGACGATTCTAGTTTCAAGGTAGCATATTTAAAAGAAAATGGAAACATTGGTTTTATAACATCTACTGAACACGAAAAGAAAGCAGGACATATAGCAAGCGGAGCGGCTATCACATCTTACGCAAGGAATTTCACCATAAGAGCCGCACAAAAAAATTATTATGGTGTTGATAAAAAAGGTTTCATTTATGCTGATACAGATAGTATTCATTGTGATTTACAGCCAGATGAAATAAAAGGAATCAAGGTTCATCCAACAAATTTCTGCGCATGGAAATTAGAGAGTTCATGGGATGAAGCTATTTTCACACGACAAAAAACATATATTGAACACGTTACGCATGAAGATTTGAAGCCTTTAAAAAATCCATATTACAATGTCAAATGTGCAGGAATGCCAGACACTTGCAAGGAATTGTTTGTGCAATCCATGACAGAGCATACATTGGAAGACACAAAAGTAGATTTAAAAACAAAAGAAAAGCTTGAATTTTTGAAAACAAAACGAAGTATGTCTGATTTTAAAGTTGGCTTAAAAATCCCCGGAAAATTACTTCCTAAAAGAATAAAAGGTGGCGTTTTGTTAACAGAAACTTATTATGAAATGAGGTGAAAAATTGAAATTATTAATTGATATTTCTGTAAACGATATAGCTAATTTACTTTCAGGAAAAGTAGTAAAATATAGCACTGAAAAATTAATAGGCGAAACAATAGAAATCGAGGTGAAATTAAATGATGAAAAAAGTAACATTAAAACAGTTTTTTAAAATTTTAAAAATAAAATGGATTGACGGTCAGTGTTTACATGCATGTTTATTTTGTCCATATGCTGACGAGTGCTTAGAAAATTTTATTGAAGAGGAGAATTATAAAAATGAAATTAGAAATTGAATTTGAGAATCAAGAAGATTTAAGAAAAAAATTAAGTTCTTTATTACCTGAACCTGTAATTCTCAATATAAGACCATCTTATACAGTCGAAGAAATTAAAAAACGTATTAAATTATATGATGATGTTTACCAAAACAATTATTTTGACATTATTAGAAACGGTAGAATGGTTATAAGGGCGAGAAATTATGAAGAAACAATCGTTGAATTATACGCAATAACAACAGATAAGGATGCTATTATAATTCAAAACCCTAGTTGCCTATCTGACATATATGTATTTGTTTCTATATAAAATAAAGGAGAGATTATATAAAATGAGTGAAACAAAAATGAAATTAGAAATTGAGTTTGAAAATTTTGAAGATTTAGATAGAAAATTATCTTCCGCGTTACGGCGAAGTGAAATTTTTAAACCTAAAAGTTGTTATTCTATCGAAGATATTAAAAATGTATTAAACTTTATGACTTCGAATATGAAAATAATTATTTTTATATAATTAAAAATGGTATGACGATTTCAAAGAAAATAAGTTATACTCAGTTAATAAATAAATTATCTGATATAACCTGGAACAAAGATGCTTTTATAATTCAAAATCCAGATAGTTTATATGACATATATGTATTTGTTTACAGATAAAAATAAAGGGCGGATTTTTACAATCCGTCCTTTTTATATCTTTATCTCATAAGTTATTCAAGACGGTTCGCAAAACCGCGATTCACACTAGCAGTATAATTTCAACCGTGCGTTCTAGTTGTGACATGAAAAACATTATAAGAAGATATCAATATGATAAAGCAGTTAAGATAGCTTCTTTGCACTGTAAATCTTTGAATCTAAAACACCCTTTTTCAAAATAATATCGCATATTTGAAATAAAAAACTCATTTGATTTTAGCATAACATAATTTACATTGTGGTCTGCTGTTGTTATTGAAAGTTTAAAAGGAAAACTCTCATCATAATTTTTACCACAATAAATGATACCTATATCACTATATTCCCGTAACGAATATTTTTGACCTTTATAAATGAGGGTTGCTAAATATTTGTTCTTGCCTTTGGGTGTTTCAATAAAAGCATAATTATCATTCAGATAAACATTCTGACTTGAGTATTCCACATATGAATCCTTTGAAAACGCTTTATTAAACCCGCTTTCCTGTTGTGCTATGGATGCTGATTCTATGAAACACTGTTCTAAAACAAAACCGTTACCTCTTAAAAAATTAGTATCATTTCTTAGTCTATTTCCAATTTCTAAAACACTGTAATAAGGGTTGATAAGACTAACACTATTTGAAGCCATAAAAAGCGGTAAATATTTTACCTGTTTTCCTTGACCTCTAGCAAGACTAGTGTGAACTGAAATTAGTTTCTTAACTTCATCATTACAATAGTGATTAGTTTCGCTCTGGTATTCGTCCATAAACATGTTTTCTACATCAGAAAAAAGATGGCTCATTTTTTTAATCTGGTCGGCACTGTTTAAAGTTAAAGCATATCCGCAACTTTCATCATTCAAAAAAAGTTCATGATATATTCCTTTTGCCCTAGATTTGCTAGTGATTTCATCATTAGGAAAAAACAGAGTATGAATATCTTTGAAAAATTTATCAGCAACGTCATCTAATTCATAATTATATCTGTATATAAGTGCAAATTTTTGTTGTCTTTTTTTGAATCTATTCAACAGCAATCTATTGAAATAAGTAGTCTTTCCGCCCGTTCTATTACCAGTGCACATGTAAATCTCTGGTGTATTTCCATTTAAGTCTTTTAACGACAAAAGTTTAGTGCCGTCATAATATTCTTTTTCACTCATTTCTTTTTACCTCTCATAAGTAAAACTTATTACATTATAAGAATTTCTTATTAATAAATTATAGCATACCTATTGAATTTTGTCAACTAATGTGATACAATTCATTTATAAGAAAAACTTATTATCTTATAAGATTAACTTATAAAAAGGGGGTGAAATTATGGGTGCAGATTTTTTAAACATCTTAGGGAATTATGTATTTCCTGTCGTGGCTTGTTGCGTAATGGCTTACTTCGTAAAATATATGTACGATGAAACAAACAAACGTATTGACATTTTAAACGAACAGCATAAAAACGAAGTCGACAATCTGAGTACAGTTATCTCTAATAACACGGTTGCACTTGAAAAGATGAATACGCTAATTGAAAGATTGGGGAAATAAATGAGAGCAGAAACTTTAATTGAAAATGCAAAAAAATACATTGGTACACCGTATGTATGGGGCGGTGAAAGTCTGGAAGAGGGCGGTTTAGATTGTAGTGGTTTAATGTACATCTCATTGAAAGATTCTGGTTATAAAACTGTAAGAAAAACAGCACAGAGTTTTTCTTTAATTGGTAAATCTGTTTCCTTAGATTCTATTAAAAGTGGTGACTTGCTTTTCTTCGGAAAATCACAAACAAAAATAACGCATTGTTCTATTTATCTCGGTAACGAATTAATGATTGAAAGTATAGGCTCACAGAAAAACACGAAAAATAATAAAGGTAGGGGCGTGGTTATTTCAAGTTTATACAGACGATTAGACTTAGTATGTGCAAGGCGAGTTTGTGAAGAAAAAAACGACAGCAATGTTTACTTTAAAGCAGGTCACATTTACACAGTTGCAGTTGACAACTTGAATGTTAGAATTAGACCAGATGTAAAAAGCAAGAGGAAAAACGCTGATGGCCTTACCCTTGACGGAAGAAAACACGCTAATTCAAGAGGACAGTTAATGCATGGTACAAAAGTAACTTGTAAAGAAATTGCAATGGACGAAAACGGCAACACATGGATTAAAATCCCTAGCGGATGGGTGTGTGCTATTTATAATTCGAGGGTGTATATAAGATAATGACTAAATGGATTTCAAAAAATGCGCATTTAACCGAGGCGGAAACGCTAAATAATGCATATATTTTTTATGGAATATTTAGCGGTCTAGGTTACAGTTTAGAAACCATATCAGCACTTGCAGGAAATGCAGAAGCAGAGAGCGGTATCAACCCAGAATTAGAAGAAGTTGGTGGAACAGGGTACGGTATTTTTCAGTGGACACCGAAAAACGATTTGATTGAAGCATGTGATTCACTAAATTTATCGCCGTATACAGACGGAACAGTGCAATGTAATTGCTTAGATGGTGAATTATTTGTATTAGGAAATCAATGGTATACCACGAACGCTTTTATAACACCTTATATACCTAGTGGGGCGACCACGGACATGGTAGGTGTTACAGCACAAGAGTTCAAAGAAAATACGTTAGGATGGACACCCGATAAACTTGCTATACTGTTTATGGTAGCATATGAAAGACCAGATAGAAACCCTGCTACAAATCATACTGAATTAAGGCAACAATTAGCGTTAAAATGGTATGAAGTTTTCAGTGGTTCACCGATTCCACCAACGCCCACAAAAAAGAAAAAAATGCCAATATGGATGTATGTAAGAAAGAGGTGATATAATGGCAGTTAAAACAGTTGACGAAATTATGGCGAAAGTAAGAGAAAGAATTGGCGAAGATAACAGTGACGAAGCAATCGAGTTTATCGAAGATATTTCTGACACGTTTGAAAGTTTTTCTAACGCAGAAGATTGGAAAACTAAGTATGAAGAAAACGACAAAAAATGGCGTGAAAAATATCGTGACAGATTTTTCACTTCAAAAGAAGAAGTGGAAGAAGATTATATTGAAGAACCAGAAGAGAAAGAAAAGAAAAAATTTGAAGATTTATTTGAATAAGAGAGGAGCGGTATAATGCCAAAAAGAGTTGCAGTTAGCACGTTAAATGCTACGACAAGAGATATTTTAAATGTAATCAGACAGAACGCAGGACTTGAGTACCAGAACGCAGTTCCTGTTGTTGAAAAAGAAGCCGATATTCCACGGGTAGGTGAAATCATTTTCGGGTCAACGTCATTAAGTAATCAGTTTCTGAACGCACTTGTGAACAGAATTGCATTGGTGAAAGCACGCTCAGCAACTTTCAACAATCCTTATGAAATTCTTAAAAAAGGTTATCTTGAATACGGTGAAAGTATCGAGGACATTTTTGTTTCACTTGTGAATGTACAGGTTTATGACGAAGAATCGGCAAAAGCCAGAGAATTTCAGAGAAATTTCACGGATGTAAAATCGGTATTTTACGCTATTAACTGGCGTGTTGTTTATCCAGAAACTATCAACGAAAGCGACTTAAATTTAGCTTTTCTTTCTGCCGATGGTGTAACTAATTTAATCGCTAAAATGGTAGATGCCATTTATACCTCAAGTAACTATGATGAGTATTTACTTTTCAAGTATCTCATTATTAAAGCAGTTTCACATGGCAAAATGTATCCAGTTTCTATCGGCGATGGTGCAAAAACAACTGATGCAGGTGTTCAGTTCAGGGGTCATTCAAACATGTTACCGTTTATGAGTTCTGAATATAACGAAGCAGGTGTAAAAAATACTACACCAAAAGAGAGACAGGTTATTTTCATGGATGCTATGTTCAACGCAAAATACGACATTGAAGTATTAGCAGGGGCATTCAATATGGACAAAGCGGAGTTTATGGGTCGGCTGTTCTTAGTAGACAATTTTGCCACTTTTGACAACGACAGATTTATTGCTATTCGTGAAAAATCTGATGGTCTTGAAGAGGTAACACAGACGGAGCTTGATTTGATGAAACATGTCAAAGCTATTTTGATTGACGAAGAGTGGTTTCAAGTGTACGATAAACTGAACAAGTTTACAGAGAAATATATGGCTTCGACTATGGAATGGAATTATTTCTATCATGTTTGGAAAATCGTAACACACAACCCGTTTGCGAATGCTATTGTATTTGTGGATGATACCGCAGATGTGACATTGCCTACTACTATCACTGCTAAGATTACTGAAAAAATGACAGCTGACAATGCAACGGTTTTAACTGTTGAAGCAAGTGCTAACGGTGCTAAACTTTCACCAAACGTAGCAAAATTTGTTCAGACTGAGGAATTAGTTACAAACGGTATTGCTGTTCATGGCTATGGTGCGTATATGATTCCAGCAAGAAACAGTTCAGAGATTCAGATTGTGGTTGAAAACGGTGGTGCTACTTATACGAATAGCAAGACTAAGATTAACGCAAACAGTAATGTCGGCGTGAGTGTTGACCTTACAAAGCAGTAATATAATATAATACTTTTAAGAGGGTGGTTTTTTCCACCCTCAGAAATGAGGGAATATGACAGAACAGAAAATTAATAAAAGTGCTTTTGTTGATTCAAGCGGTAAAGTGTGGGGGAATGTAGGCGAAAATATTAGAAACGGTAGTAAAAATTTAAAATCAACTTTTGATAGTTTAGATGAAAATGAATTGCAAAACTTACCTGTAATGCCGATTAAGGGTCACTGGGAATATATTATTGATACGGTTGATTCAACTTTGATTCATTCTTTTTCAAACTATTCTATTGACAGTAGTGACCGTTATGCAAAATTAAATTGCAAAATTTATTCGATTATTCTTGTAAATAGTGATAATACAGTACCTTTTCAGTCATTATGTTTACCGTTCATTAATAATAACGAAACTTATATTGAATTTTTAACAAATGCAACAGTAGAGTGTGCTAATGAATATTTAATCTATATAGGTGATGAATAATGTATATCGAACCAACTACAAATATAAGACTTTTAAAAGACGTACCACTTGATAACAGCTATAAACACACGTTATTCTTTCAAACTCACGCTGACCAGATTGGATATTTTGTTTCTAAACAAAAATATAGTTTGGGTAATTATTCATACCAGAGAATCAATAAGGGTGTTGCAAGGGTTGGCATTTGTGCAGATAACATCTATGAGTGCAATTATATGATGTTTAAAAACATAAATTTTGGTGATAAATGGTTCTATGCGTTTATTACAAAAATTGAATATGTTAACAATGAAATGTCAACTGTTGAATTTGAGATTGACGAGATACAAACATGGCTGTTTGAAATGCAATTAAAAGAATGTTATATTGAACGTCAGCACACGGTAACAGACAATAAATACGAGCATATCGAACCAGAAAGTATCGACTTTGGAAACATGATTACTCTTGAATCACACGTGCCAAATACAACCGTTGATTCTGATGGCCATACAATCGGAAATTTGCATGACTGGGTGTTAGTTGTCTGCACTGCACCAAAAGGAAAAGACGATATTTTAGCTTTAAAACAAAACGGTGTTGTTAGTTGCGCTCAATATTATTACTGTCTAAATAGCAGTGCTAGTGTGAAAGATTTTTTAGTCAATGTCCTTAGCGATTTTGATCAAGATAATATTTATTCGGCGTATATGTTTCCGAGTGCATTTTGTGGTGGAAGTCAGCCTTCTTCATCACATATCATTGATTATGGACAGGATGCACCGATTCGATATAACATGTCAATAAAAGTGCCAGATAGTATCAACGGTTACGTTCCTAAAAATAACAAATTGTTTTCATCACCTTATATGATTTATGAAGCAACAGATGATTGTGGAAATTCACAGTTTTATTTGCCGGAACTGTTTGGAAGTAATAATATTGATTTTCATGTTTATGGAAAATATATTGGAAATCCAGAAATTTGCATCACGCCTTTATCTTATAAGGGCGAAACAGAAAATTATTCTGAAACATTTGTGATTAGTAACTTTCCAATGGCAAGTTTTGCAAGTGATACTTTTCGTGCGTGGTTAGCAAATAACGGTCTATCCACATACATTGGTACGTTGGGTAATATTTCAAGCGGTGTTTTAAGTGGCATTACTGGCAATTTAGTTGGCGTTGCTCAAAGTGCTATCGGTGTTGCACAACAAGTTAATAACTTAGCTGTTGCATACAATCAACCTAACAAACTTGTAACAACAGATAATAGTCAAATTGTTGCGACTTTACTTCAAAAAATACCTAGAGTAAAAATAAAATGTTTAACACAATCGTACTTAAAACAAGTTGATGATTTTTTTACTGTTTATGGTTACTCTCTTAATGTAAAAGGTATTCCAAACTTACATGCAAGAAAAGAGTTCACTTTTGTGAAAACTAATGAGTGTGTTGTAAGAGGTGATATCCCAATAGATGCTATACGAACAATTTGCAAATGTTTTGACAGTGGTATTACATGGTGGGTGAATGGTGAAAACGTAGGAAACTATGAAGTTGATAACTCAGTGTTATAAGGTGGTGTATAATGAAGAAAAAGAAAAATCAATCGTTCCATAATACGCTAATGGCGAACGGTGCAACTTATGTGCAATATTATAACCGATTAATGGAACTTTCTATGTCAATGTTTGAATGGAAAAATTTACCAGATACAGTTGATGAAAGATACTTAGAACTAGGGCTTTTTTCTTCTGGTTGTATGGTATTTTTTAAAGATGATGTAATCGGTGAATTAGCTTTGAATATGACATATCAAGGTGGTTTCGATATTTATGGTGAACCTACTAAGCGTAGAGCGTATAGCAGATACAATCAATTTCAAACAACTCTTGATAAAGACAACAGTGTAATTATATGGAACAATATGCTGAGAACTAATTCGGCACTTGACGTGCAAATGTTTGCATATAGATTATACAATCTTGATAGAATAGTTGACATCAACGCAAACGCTCAAAAAACACCTGTTTTAATAACTTGTGATGAGAAACAAAAGTTGACTATGAAAAATCTTTACTTACAATATGAGGGCAATTATCCTGTAATTTTTGGTGACAGTAATCTGGATATCAAAAGTCTTAGCGTATTAAAAACAGACGCACCTTTTGTTAGTGATAAAATCTATGATTTAAAAGTTAAAATCTGGAATGAAGCACTCACTTATTTAGGTATTTCAAATATAAACACTACAAAGAAAGAACGGATGATAACAGATGAGGTTATCAGAAATCAAGGTGGAACGATTGCTAGCCGTTATTCAAGACTTGAAAGCAGACGTAGAGCAGTTAAAAAAATTAATAAAATGTTTGGACTGAATATAACTGTTGATTACAGAGAAGATTTTCAAAGTACAGAGATTGAAAATGATACGTTAGGTGGTGATAGCCTTGAGTAAATACACAACGCAAGTTAGATTTATCTGCGAAAGTAAAAGTGGATTAAATGAAAGCCTGGGTTCTTTATCAGTTGATGAAATAATTTCTAAATCATGGGATAAAATTTTTACAACGAAAGTAAAAATTTTTGATGAAGATTATAGAAAGATAATTTGCTCAAAAATATTGAAACATTTTTACTTGCGTGAAATTGGTACTGAAACTTTTGGTGTATGGCAGTTGTGGATGAATACTAAACTCGAAGAAATTATGCCGTTATATAACCAGTTATATGAATCGTGCAATCTTAAATTTAATCCATTTTTTGACGTAGATTTGACAAGAGAGCACAAGGGTAAAGGTAATACGGTTAGTAACGGTGACAATAGAACTATTAACAATACGACAGTTAATGCTAACAGTGTTACACAGAATAACGGTGTAAATCGTGATTTATATAGCGATACACCGCAGGGTGCATTGACAGGTGTTGAAAATGAAACATATTTAACAAACGCTAGGAAAAACATTGACGAAAACACAACAAATGTAAATACAAATACAAATAGCGTTAACAATGAAACAAATACCAATAAAACAGAAGCAAATACAACAGACGAATATATTGAGACAATAGTTGGCAAACAAGGCAGTAAAAATTACAGTGCTTTATTAAAAGAATATCGTGAAACTTTTCTAAATATTGATATGATGATTATTGGAGAGTTTAACGACTTATTTTTAAATTTATGGTAGTGAGGTGAAAAAAATGACAGGGTATGAGAACATTAGACGTATGTGTTTTCCTTTGGTTACACCAGTTTTACCGAGTGTGTTTGATGATTCATTATCATACTACGAGTGCTTAACGCACGTTGTCGGTGTTTTAAATAAAACGATTGACGCAGTTAATTTTATTGGTAATAACACTGAACAACTTTTCAATCAGTGGATTAATGAACACAAAAACGAAGTGTTGTTAAATGCATCATATAACGAAGAAAGTAAAACTTTATTCGTGTATGCAAAGGAATAATGTAGGGTGGTAAACAATGAAAAAATATATTGAAAAAATTGATTTATCTGGAACAGAACTTTTTATCAGTGATTCTGAATCCAAAGAAGAAACTAAAAGACTCTGGAAAAGATTCGGACAACTTGATTTATCCGGTAAGACTGTTTTCATTGGCGATAGTTACGGTGAGGGTTATACCACAATATTTGATAATACAGGTGCTATAAAAGGTTACACTATTAAGCCATGGGAAAATTATGTTATCGAAAATTGTGGAATTACAGACTATGTGATAAGCTGTCGTGGTGGTACTGGTTTTGCAGTAACAAACAATACTTTTGAATCGTTGCTTGATAGTGTTCAAGTTGACGCACCAGAAAGCGTAAAAAATATAGTCGTGTGCGGTGGCTATAATGAGCCAGCCGACATTGGTGCGATACAAACAGGTGAAATGATTTTTTACAATAAAGCGAAAAGTAAATTTCCTAACGCTAAAATCTTTTGTGGAATGATTGGTTGGGATGTTAATTCGACTAACTGGGATAAATTAAACAAGGTGTGTGAAGCGTATCAGTATAATGCGGTTGATTGGTTTTACTTGAACAACGTACAGTATTCTATTCATTCTGATGGTCTTATGGGTGCTGACGGATTTCACCCGAACGAGACAGGATATTCGAAGATAGGGCTTTACGTTTCAGAAGCTTTGAAAACTGGCTCATGTAATCCGAGTTTCTTTA